CAGCGGCAGGGGGTTGACCAGACGCCCCCGCCGCGGCTGCGGCTGCTGCGGCCGGTTCAGCGGTAGCAGCTGTGCCGGCCGGGGCGCCGTCCGGTGATTGATACAAACCTTTTCGGATGTTGAACATAGATCACTCTCCCTTGTGGTAGAGCTTCCAGAGCTGGTCATCTGAAAGCTGCAAGTGGTGTTGGATGCGTAACCAGACTTCCCGCCGACCTTCCATGATGCACGACGCCCGTTCGTTCTCACTTGCGGTCGTCTCGTGAGCGCGAGCGAACCGGGCAATGTCTTCCAGCACGACGACGTTATCTCGATCCTCTAAGTTGAAGGTCCGTTGATACGAGAGCTTTCGGAAACCTAAGAACTCTTTCACGCGCTCGATCATCTCGGGGGTTTTCATGCTTTCGCCCCCTGCATGAGCGGTTTTGCCACAGACGCTAAAGCCGGCGCGGCGTCGATCATCTGTTGCTGTTGCGCTTGTTGAGCCTGCTGCTGGCGCATCTGCATCACAGCGTCGAGGGTTTTAATCCATCGGGTCGGCACCGCTTGACCCTGCGCGATCTCGGGCATCGCCGCATCCCAGTCAAGGAAGTCGAGCGGCCGCTTGTCGCCGGTGATTTGTACGTAGTCTCGCGACCAATCCACCAGCCGGAAGAACCCGGAAATCCCTTCCGCCTTTTGTGCGCGGGAGAGCGGGGAGTCGTATTCCACCACAAACTCGCCCGCGGCTTGCCGTAGGATCTCGGGCATCGGGGAGATGAGCTTTTGTTGCATGAGTAAATCGACTTCGCGCTCGATCATCGGGCCGAGGTATTCGGATTGCTGCCGGCCCATGGTAGGGGAGAGCAACGCGCCTTTTTCCCGCGTGCGCTCGATCACCTCCGTCGCCGTCATCTCCGGTGTCTCTGTCAAGATCTGGAAGAGGGTCACGAGGAACGCATCGTTGATGACCATGCGCTCATCATCCATCAGATCTTTACCGATCGCGATGTTTCCGGTTGGCAAGGTGTGGACAAGGGGGCGACCGTCTGCGGAGACGCCGCCGAAGTTGAGAGCCCCGCCACGCATCGAGAAATTATCCAATACCCCATCGTCATGAGCCAGCAACACAGGATCCACCACACGATGGCCCTGCTTAAGCACCGTCTTTTTCTCTTCATTGAGCACCTTCAATGATGGGAGAACCAGCATCGCCGGGGATCGTCCGTTGATCTCTCCGGGGGCTACGACGTATCGACTGATCGCGTAGGGAAAACTCGCGTACCCTTCGTCCAATAGGTGTGTCGCGCCTTCCATCGCGACGTACTCGGAGCGGTACGGTTGCCCCTGTGCGTCCAAGCGCCCTTGCTGATAATCATCGCGAGGCGTCACGTAATGAAAGAAGATAAACACATCATCGTATTTTTTAGAATCGTTGGCTGCTTGAATGATTTTTTCAGGAAGGCTCGACGCGCCGAACTTTTGCGCCGCCTGTCGAGCGGTGAGCGGAAATCGTCGAATAACGGTATCGATAATGCCTTGGTGATTTTCGCAAAACCGAACTTCCCCCAGATGGATCGCGCGGTATCGCAGTCCTTTTCCGTAACGCGGTTGGAGGCGATCGATGAACGTGCATCCGGTTCCAAAGGCGCCGAGGGCCATGTAGTTTTCATGTTGTTGACTCGCAAAGTTTGCGGCTGGTGCGTAGCGGTACTTAAACAACATTTGCGTGAGTTCGTCGAACCACAATTGCACGTTCCGCCGTTTCTTGAGCGCCGGGTCGGACGGTTGAAGGCTGTGCCATTGAGAATTGCGCGGCGTCAACATCGACTCCATCGCCGCGGCAAAGCGCGTGAGCGCGAGGGCGCCCGTCGCGTCGTACATCTCTTCGTTCCGAAGCTCGAACGATTTTTGGATGCCGGGGTTTGCGCCCCCAGATGAAAACGACCCCGCGTAATTGGGCAGGATGCGCCGGGCGATTTCCTCACACACCGAATCGAGGGACCCGCGGGCCGCACCCGCGCTATCCCATCGCTTGATGATGTTGCGCCCGCGTTCGTCGTTGTCGTGGATCGCTGGATTGGGCATTGGGGTTATCGGTACCCATGCCGCCACGGGCCGCGCCCGTTGGTTTGGTTGACGGCATTCAGGTTCGCCTGAGAGCTTTGACTGTTTTGGTTGACGCTAGACCCTGATTCAGAAAGCCCGTCCCCGATTAACGCGCCCGCTCCTACCATCCCGCCCGCCTGAATCACCGGCCCCATCAAACTTGTGACAAAGCCGGTTTGTACAAACACCTGCATATCGTTCATCTTATCCGATCGGCAGTGCCCGTCGTTGTTCAAGAATACCCGTTCGCACCATCCGACGACGACCAGGCTTTGAGAAATCGCCGCGGGTCGGTCAAGTACCTCTACTTGCAAGTCCCCCATTTGGTAGGACTTCGCTTGCGAGCATCCGGTCAACATGACCACGGCAATCAACACGAACAGTGCGGCGTATCGCATTTAATACCCTCCTAAGTATTTTTTGACTTTCGGCGCCGGAGCGTCATCCGGCGACGTGAGCATATTTGCGGCGCGACCACGGCCCGCGCGCACGCGTTCCGCTTCGGCCAAGGCATCGAGTTTTTGCTGTGCGGTGGTATCCTCGGCGTTTTTCTGCCCGAGGACTGGCATGGTATGCAGCGCGGGGGCTTCCGGCGTCATCGAGTCCGCCCCCATACCCATGACCGCGGCAATCTGCGCGCCTCCGGGGATAAACCGGAGAGGCCCGCCTGCGGCCGCGTTGACGGGATTATCGTTGCCGAGATCTTGAAATGGTTTCTTTTGCGCCGCTTCGGAGAGGCCGAGGGTGCCGAGTGCTGCGAGAGATCGAAAGACAGGTCCGCCGCCCATAGATGGTGTCTCCTATTTAACACAGTACGATTTGACGTATCTCATGAACACAGGGGATAGTCAAGATCTTGTGCAACTCTCTGTCGGCCGGCTGTTGAGGCCCGCGCGTCCCTGCGCGCCACACGGGTTGCAAAGGTGAGGGCCAACGCGTCACCGTCGTCGGGGGATCGGAAGCCCTTGCCTTTGAGCGATTCCTTGGACTCCAGCATAATCTTATCCTTCGCCTTCCCGAAGTAATCATACTCCGGACTCGTCAAGTCGCCGAAAAGTCGGGGGTCACTGTCAATAGACCCCCCGCCCAACCAATCGCGCATCTTCGCCCACATCTCCGTGCGCTTGTTCGCCCACTCGGGGGATTCCGCATCGGAGCCGAACCATACCTCGTGGACCTTGTACTTGCGTTCCCTGAGTCGGTCGATCACCCCGGTTCCGTTGCCGGCGTCAATGTTCACGGCATCCGGTTGGATGGTGTCGATCCATCGGGCGATTTCGTTGGCGACATACATGTTGTCGCGGTTTTTAAAGCGGACGGGCGCAATGGAGCGCGCATCGCGGCCCTGGCGGAACCGAAGGACAGTCGAATCGTCCCCGTATCGCGCGATGTCCACGCCCATGATCAGCGGGGCGTACTTGTCTGGCACGACGGCGCGGGTTTGGGCGCCGGACACGAGTGTGTTGGAGATGAATTGTCGGTTCCCTTGGGCGGGGAATTGGCCGAGGACTTCGACACGAACGGTGTCCGAGTCGATCCCGTATTGTTCGACCATGCGATTAAATAGGGCGGTGTCAGTACCTTCAACGGTTCTCGAATCAAGTTGGCGTAGCTTCCAGTATGCTCGATGATTATTAAAGCACTCGAAAAATCCGCCCGAGTTACGCCGCGGGTTACTAGCCACCACCCAATACCGATCAAGCACCGGCTCAGTAAAGAAGCCTTCTGTAACATTGAAGATGGGGACAGGGATTCCGCTCGCTTCGTCATAAATCACCATCACGCCGTAGGGGTTGTGGACGCCGGCAAAGGCGTCCGGGTTTTCTTCCGACCAGAGTTGACCCTGTGCGTAGTAATACCCACAGTCCATCGACAATTGTTCCACGAGATGTTTTTTAAACCACTCCGCGGGCTTGACGGAAAGCACCGTCGTTTCAAACCAGTGCGCGTTTAAGAGTAGCGTCGTCCATTTGCTCACCTCTGCGAAGGTGCGGGTCTTTAACTGGGGCTCCGTGTTGGCGGTGACGATGCACGTTGAGCCAAGGCGCGTCGTCATCATCCAATCCACCAACCAGGAAATCTTGGCGCTTTTGCCCACGCCGCGGCCGGATGCCGTCGCTTCGCGCCACATCTCCGGGGCGAGGCCGAGGTCGATCACCCCCTTCTGTTTTTTGATGTGCTCCGTGATCGCCTGCAAGTCGTCGCGCTGCCAGGATCGAGGACCCTTCATGTTGCACAGCGGCGTGTTGGCCTTGCCCCATGGATACGCAAAGAGCACGAATTGCTCTAAGTCGTCGGCGATCTGCGGGTCCCAGAGCTCCGTCATGAGGGCTTGTTCATCCGCTGCGCTGTACTTCATAAGGTGCGTCGAAGATGCCGGCATTGCTTACACGCCTGAATCTCGCGCCCGTTGGCTGCGAGCCAGATGTATGTATTGTCTTCGGTCAAGCGGTGCATTTTAAAACACACGCCCCACCCGCGATACGTCTTCGCCCGCACCGCATACAAGTGCTCGGGGTTAATACACGCG